TAATCACTAACAGTAATTGAAGGCTCTTTCACGATATTTACCGTGTCGCCAAAAATTTTCAATTTCTCCAGCGTAATCAGTGTTAGTAATATCTTCAACAACTGATGCACGTCTGAAAAACTTTTGAACCTTTTGACTATATACCGCTGGTACCCAATTTCCCGAAGGTAAATTTTGATAACCAGTCGCTAGTCCCATAGTAGCCATAGTGTTTGTCTCCTATTATATAGTTATTATTGTTAAGGTTGGATTCTACCTTCTCGTATAGCTTTATCGATTTCTTCTTCGTATTTCTCATACTCACGAACATTCATTTTACTAATTTCAGCGTTAGACCAAACTTTTTTAGGTTTAGCACCTTCAGTAGATTCAGCTTTTCTAGTTTTAGATACAGCTTTAGCAGCTTCTTTCTTAATATCTTTTTCCTGTTTATTTGAGTACTTACCAATACCTTTATCCATTTTGTACAGGTCAATTGCTCTTCCTGCAAGATTAGCATTACTTGTATTTTCATACAGCCAATCTTGAATAACTGGATCTTGTTTAGTAGCCCAATCATGAAACTCATCTTTTTGACGAATTTCACTAAAATCAGGATGAAGCTTAAGAAGTTCTACTTCAGCTTTTTCCTTACTAATTTGTTCTTGTTGAGATTGTAAGATTTTATATTTATCTTCCATCTCTTTTGCCCGATTATCTGCTTTATCCATAGCTATGGTTTCAACCATATCATAAACATCAGGATACTCTTTTCTCCAAGAATCTAATTCATCCTTAGATTTAGGTGGAACAAACTGCTTAGTTGATTGTTCAAGTTGAGTTCTTAAAGTACGAACTTCATCTTTATGCTTTCCGAGTGTAGAATCATAGTGTCTTTTTAAATCGTCATAACGTTTCTTAAAGACACGNTCTTCTGCATTTTCAGGGCGTTCAGTTGAAGGAGTAGCTTTACCATCTGAGTTTGCAATTTCTTCTGATGCTTCAGTGTCCTTTTGAACGGTTGCTGTTTCTGCTTGTTCTCTATTAAACTTTGCTAATTCCCCTCTAGCAAATGCTTCAGTTTCGGCATCGTCTGTTTCTTCACGTGTCTTACTATAAGGTTTTGCTTTTGGTTTCTTAAAAAGTTTAGGTTTTTCAGTTTTAGTTTCTTCTGAAACTTCAACTGTCTTGTTTTCTTCGTTTTCCATTTTTTCCTCTTAGGTTGAGTGCCTTATGGATAAGGGTAGCTCACTTCCATAATTTTGTGTGCTAATTATACTTTCTTAGATAATAATCCAGATGTATTATTAGGTGGCACAATTTCATCTTTTTCAATTGGTTTAACCATTGACATAAATTTGTCAACGCTACCAAAACGTTCTTCAATAATTTTCTTTGATACACTAACCGTAGGTTCACCTATTCCCATTCCTGGAAATAAATCTTGACCAAAGATTTTATTAAAGACACCTTTCAAAGATGGTGTTAGATGAACATCTAATGTTCGTCTATCATCATCTTGCAAATTTTGTAAGTTAATTTGCGGAACTTGAGCAACATTTGTAGCAGGAGCTGCTTCTACTTGAGCTTTGCCTTGCTTTTGTTGTATTGCCATATTATCAACAAGCTGAGATGTATCAGCTGGTTTAGGAACAAAAGGTGTTGCACCTATTGTACCTGTAGTTGATTTTGCTGTTTTACCTGTATAATCTATTGCCATAATTTTTTACCAATGATGTCCTGTTGGATGACCACTTGCTCCTGGTCTTGAATAACTGCTACCTGTGTTATTATTACCTTGATTACCATTACCTGTATTTGCTGTTTCAAATCTTCCACCAGGTCCATGTGCTATATCACCATGATGTTTTGGTGTTGTAGTTGTATTATTATTTTCTCCAGCATGAATATTATAATTTGGATGCCCTGGAGGTTCTAATATTCCTTCATCTGCTGGATCTGTATCAGCATCAAATACTGTACCTGGTTTATACTCTTTTCCATAACTAGGATGCCAACTTAAATCATTATATTCATCATAATCTCCAGTAACATTGTATTCTATATCCATATTTGCCATATTATTCATAAAATATTTAGAATTTATATATTGTTTAACTATATTTTCTTTTTTCTTTTTTGCAGAATATTGTGCTCCTTTTACAATAGCTTTTACCGATTACAGGTACAAAAGGTATCCACCCTATAGCACTAGCTGTTTTTTCTAAGTTATATGCACTAAGCCAAGCATCAGCTGCTTCAACGCCTAATGCTTTAACATATTCATTGTATGTATAATCTTTCCAATTAAATGTAGGTGATAAATCTTTTTTATAATCTTTATCATCTTTAGAATTATTGTCACTACCTTGTGGTACTAATACTTTTTGAATTGTTTCTAATTGTTCTGCAGGAGTATTTTTATAAGTTTCAGTAATACCATAATCCATTCTAGGTGCAAAATAATCACTAACTTTCCAATCGCCACCTGATGATATTCTTGAAGTAGTCTGCTGTTTAGTAGCTACTAAACTTGAATTACCACTACTATCATAAGCTAGTGAGTACTGAGTCATTAAGTCCCCTGATTAGTTTTACTGTGTCTGTTTGCCGATTCCAGGTTTAAGATCTGGCGAAGCAAAGCTAGCTTCCCCTGGCAACGGAACATCGCCTGTTCCGATGTTGCCCCCTCCATTTCCTGTACTATCTGCTGGCGAAGCTCCTGGAGGTACTGGCATAGCCTGTCCCATTTCTGCTTGTCCTCCAACAGTGGTTGTATTAGTTTGATTTCCATTTACCATTCCCATTATTTGTGCAAAGATAGCTGCTTTCTCTGGATCATTAATCACTTGTTCAGGATCAATATCCAATGACTTAGCAACTTCTTTTAATATTGTATGCCACTTAACAAACGGTGCCAATGCTGGATTAGATGCTGTTTGCATAAATGTCATTAATCTTTGTGATCTAACTTCTTTCTGCATTAAAGAAGATGTACCTCTTGCTTTTAATATCTAGATCACCTTTTATTTGAGGCTTATCATCATTGAATTGCATATTCCAATAAAATAATGTTTTACCTAGGGGCTTTAATAAATAGTCATCAATATTTTTGATAACTGTTTTAATACTTAATGCTGCAGCACCCATCAACATAGACATACCTGATGCAGTTCTAGTTGTAGATTGTACACCTGTTGCTCCATGTGAGTATGATGGTATACCTGTAGCTTCATCTGCAAGTTGTCTAAACTTGTCAAACATTTGTAAATTCTCATATGCAGTATTAGGAAACTTAACTCCATGTACTGCTTGTCCTGTTTGGCCACTTTGTCTTCTAAATATTTTACCAGGAAATACTTTCATATCTTGACCAGGTACTAGCATTGTTTCGTCAACATCAAATACTAAATTACCTGCAAGTGCTAAGTTATCAATAGCCATTCTTGCATGACCATTCATAACCATTTGAGAGTCTTCCATATTTTCTGGAATACCTACACCAAAAAATTGATAAGGATTTAATTCATATGGACAAACTAAATAAGGTATTCTTGTTGGAGTAAATGGATTCTCTACCATTCTTAAAACTTTATTACCACATATCCAAACATTAACAGGTATTACATCTCCTGTAGATTCGTACATTAGACCACATTCATCTGCAGTTTTTCTATCTATAATACCCCAGTATTCTAAAACTTCAAATCTATTTTTATAAATAGTTTGAATATTTTCTCTATCATATAATGAAGATTCAAATCCTCTTGTTTGATAATTAGGACCCATCTCTAAACATTCCATAACAGCTTCAGAATTAAACATTGGCTTTTCAGCTAAGTCTTGAAACTGTTGTTTATTATATGAATGTCTTTGTATTACATAATCACAATCACTTATATTTGTAGCATTTGGATCTGGATAAAAATCCCAACATGATACTGCTTCAATACTTGGAGTTGTTTTTACTTTTTTAACTTGTACATTAATCTCATTACCATCTTGATCTTCACCACTTTCAAATGAGTTGTATTCTTTTAAATCTGTAAAAGGACCTTTTAATATTCCTGTTCCTAATAATGCCATTTCAAAAAATACATGACGCATAATTGTAATAGCTTTACTTTCTTCTAATTGATCATGTAATAATTTTTGCATTGCCTCTGCAGCTTTTCTTGCAGGTTCAATCTGTGGCTCACCACGATTAGCAGGTCCTTCTTGAAATCCTAGATCTTGATAGTTTTGTGCTAATGATTGCATTAGCTCATTAGCTGTAGCACCTGATGGTATATCTCTACCATCACCATTAAATCCATAAGGACTCATTGGTTCTTGTGCTTGTTGTGCTTGTTGTGGATCTAAATGTGCTTTTTCTGCTATATCTTCTGGTACAGATGTAGGAGTAACTCCTAGTGGAAACTTACCTTGAGAAAATAAAACTTCAATAATCTGACCAAACGAAGCAAGTACTTTAGTCTTTGTTACTTTAACAAATACTCTAGACTTTTCATTCTCACGAAATGCAGTTTCTGGACCATATAATCCTCTGTAATTTCTATAAGCCTTTAGCCATCTCTTTTCATCATAGATCTTAGATGTTTCAGCTTGTTGAAATCTTTCTCGGATTAATCCAACTAAAGCATTCCCCTCGGCTTCGTAGCCGCCATTATCTTTTTTATCTTCTTCCATTTAAACTAGTAATCTCTTTCTTCAGCCATTCTAAAGATTGCTGGATCTACTTTTGACTTTGATTTACCTTTAGCATCATTACCATCACCGCTTGTAGCTCCTTGATTCACTTTAGAATTAGGATCTATTGCTAGTGGAGCATTAGGTGCTTTTGGTGCGTCTGGTGCTAGTTCTCCGTGCATGTATCTTTTCATCATTTGGGTTTTCTCCTTTTTGTTTTTTTCTTTTTAATTTTTTTAGTTTTCTTTTTAGTGCCTGCATATATAACAGGTATAAAATTACTCGTGGGTCCAAGACTCATTAATAATCTTTTTCGTCAGCCATTTTAAACAAAGAATCTTGCACATGCTCTGAGCCAGGTTTACTTGGTACAGTTGGATCGTACTCAAAAGGTTCTTGCTTTCTATGTGTATGCTGAGAAAAATCAATATTAGTATGCTCCCTGTTAGGCTGTTTGCCTTCAGGTGTATCACTTAATTGACCTTGTTTAACTTTAGCTTTTGGATCAAATTTAGCTTCCATTGTTATCTCCTATATTTTTATTCTTTTAATCTTTAATATATTTTTAGTTGGTATAGTTGTATAATTACCACCTTGTTTTATTTCTCCATTGTCTTCAAAACTATAATCAGCCATTACAATAGTAGATTTAGAATCTTCTTTTACAATCCATCCAACACTGCAACATACAGCTGTCTTAGCTTTTTTAATATCAACTATATCAGCCCAGTTAGCCTCTCCAACAATATCTTCCCAATATACTAAATTTAATGTATAAGGAAAATTTTTTTTATCTAGTTCTGGTATTTTTATTTTTTTTAACACCCCTAATATCCAAATTTATTATCAGCCATTTGATAACTATCTTGAGTAGTTGAAAGTCTAAATCTTTCTGCAAATTTAGGATGTGTTGGTCTACTCATACAACCATAACGTAATGCATCATATGCGTGATCTTCTGCATTCGTATCTACATCTTCGGGGTTTCTATCGTCTGTTGGTAATATACCTAAAGTTCTAATTAAATTTTTACAAGTTTTAAATATTCTAATACCAGGTTCTTTATCATTTACCCTTAATCTTTTGTGAACTTCTAGTTTACCATTAATTCTACTTTTAGGAGATCTATCTGATGGTCTCCATCTACATCCATTTTGTATCATTGT